AGCAATGGACAGTGATATTCAGAACGCAGATTCACAATTACACGTTGAGTTTTATCATTTCAAGGATGAACCTTATAAGGGCGAACCGTTCGTTCGGATTATGATCCCCGGCGATAAAACCAGCATTGTTGAACAACGCGTGCGTGAGGATCACAAAGAGCGTTTTCCGCGTCAATGGCTGTATTTTCAAATGAAGCACGAAGAAGGCAAAAGCGCCATGATTGGCACGCCACTACGTTCGTGGCACGAAAATGCACCTGCCGATCTTACTTACAATCAATTGGAAGAATTGCAGATTCTCAAGTTTCAAACCGTTGAACAAGTAGCACTCGCATCCGACAGCCAAATGCAGCGTATTGGCATGGGTGGAGCAGGACTGCGCGAGCGCGCCCGCGTTTACTTGAACAACAAAAACCGTTCGGATAGCGCATCAGAACTTGAAGAAACCAAGCAAAAGTTAGCCGATTTGGAAGCTAAAATGGCTATGTTGCTTGAAGGCCAAGAACCGCAAAAGCGTGCGCCCGGACGACCGAAAAAAACCGCAGATTTAGTCGAGGCAAGTTAGAAAATGTCCACAACTACGATGCTAGGGCTAGTCCAGCAAGTTACGAATGAGTTGGGGGTTTCAACGCCTTCAACCGTAGCAGGCAACACAAACCAAGACGTAATACAGATTTTGGCTTTGATGAATGCTTTAGGTTACGAACTCTTGCGTCGTAGTCAGTGGAGAGAACTTACCAAGCAACACGCTTTTTATACCGAATATTTAACCACTACCGGCAACTGGACAACCGCAGCGCGTACCATTACCGGCATCCCAAGCACCGCTGGATTAGATACCACTTATCAAGCGGTTGGCACAGGTATCAACCAAAACACGTTTATCGTGTCGGTTGATTCGGGAACGCAAGTGACGTTATCGCAGGACTTTGCATCTGCGGGTGGCAGCAACGCCACTGTTTACTTCCAAAAGATGAAGTATTCATTGCCAAGCGACTATGAGAGCTTGGTGCCGCGCACCATGTGGGATAAGTCAAAGCATTGGGAAATGCTTGGCCCCGAAGATGCACAGCAATGGGAATGGCTGTTATCGGGGTATATCTCAACTGGCCCGCGTATTCGGTGGCGCTTGTTGGGGGCGTATTTCCAAATTTGGCCCGGCAACAGCACCCCCGAATATCTTGGCTTTGAATACCGCAGCAAGGCGTGGGCTGCAAGTTCCACAGGCACAGCTAAAAATAGTTTTACTGCCGACACCGACACCTGCATTTATCCCGACCGCTTGATGGTCAATGGCACAAAACTCAAATACTTTGAGGCAAAGGGCTTTGACACTACCGCGATGTATCGCAACTACATCATGGAATTGGAAGCCGCAAAATCGCTGGATATGTCCTCTGCTAACTTGTCGTTTGCGCCGCGTCCCGGCACCGTGCTGATCGGTTACGACAACATACCGGATAGTGGTTATGGCGCGTCGAACTAGCGCCCAGCGCGCATTGGTGCAAGGCATGGCGGCGAACGTCGCTTCGCTGCCCGCACCTGTTGGCGGCTGGAACGCGCGAGATTCGCTTGCCAATATGGAAGCGACCGATGCTGTAACGCTTGAGAACTGGTTTCCAAACGTTTCTAGCGTCAATTTGCGCGGCGGTTATAGTCGCTTTGCCACTGGCATTTCGGGGCAAGTCGAAACGCTGATGACCTATTCTAGCGGCTCATCCAACAAGTTATTCGCTATCGCCAACGGTTCAATTTACAACGTCACGGCAGGTGGTGCGGTTGGTGCGGCTGTTGTCACTGGATTGACTAATTCCAAATGGGAATATGTAAACATCACAACCGCAGGCGGCAGTTATTTGGTTGCCGTAAACGGTGTGGATCAGGCGCTACTTTATAACGGCACAACTTGGTCAAATCCAAGCATTACAGGCGTTAGTTCCGCTGATTTTGACAATGTGACGCTGTTTAAGAACCGTTTGTGGTTTGTGCAGCACAATTCGCTCAAAGCGTGGTATTTGCCTGTCAACAGCATTGGCGGCGCAGCAGAAGCGTTTGATTTAACGTCTATTGCCAAGTTAGGCGGCAGCATTACGTCGTTTGGCGCATGGACAATTGACGCTGGCTACGGTGTGGACGATAACCTAGTGTTTGTTACGTCTAACGGCGAGATCATCGTTTATCGCGGCACTGATCCATCTAGCGCCTCAACGTGGGCGTTGATTGGCGTGTGGCAGCTAGGCGCGCCAGTTGGACACCGCTGTATCCTTAAATGGGGCGGTGACATTCTCATTCTGTCGCTTGATGGTTTACTGCCTCTTGCACAAGCGCTTCAATCGTCTCGCCTTGATCCGCGCGTGGCGCTATCAGACAAGATTCAAGGCGCGATTACAGAAGTCACAAGCACTTACCAAAACAACTTCGGCTGGCAAATTCTTTATTATGCCAAGCGCAACGCGTTATTTATCAACGTCCCTATCGCGGTCGGTCAACAACAGCAATTTGTGATGAATACCATCACAAAGGCATGGTGCAACTTTACAGGCTGGAACGCTAACTGTTGGACAATCTACAACGACGAACCCTATTTTGGCGGCAATGGTTTTGTTGGGTTGGCGTGGGATGATAATTACATTGATAACACCAGCAACATCAACGCCAACGCGCTGCAAGCGTTCAATTACTACGGTTCTCGCGGCGTAAAGAAATACTTTACACGCGCACGCCCATCGCTATTTACCGACGGTGTGCCATCCACATTTGTCGGCATGAACGTCGATTTCCAAATTGCCGACACAACCGCTGCGTTGTCGTTTGCGCCCAATCCCTACGCATTGTGGGATTCTGCGTTGTGGGATACCGGCGTTTGGGGTGCGGGCTTGACCATTACAAACAACTGGCAGGGAATTACAGGTATTGGCTATTGCGGTGCAACACAGCTAAAGACTAGCAGCAGTGGCATCCAAGTGGAATGGGCATCAACTGACATTGTGTATCAGACCGGATGGGCTGGAATATAGTGTACGGCACGAACATCGGCGAATGGGTTGCCAAGCGTGTGCGAGGCGGCTATGACGCTGATCGTTCGCAGGCAATCGGCTTAATTAAGGATGGCGAGATTGTGGCAGGCGTAATCTACGAAAACTGGAACAAAAAATCGATTTGGTGTCATATTGCCGTTGAAGGGCGTATGACACCGCGATTTCTTGCGGTTATCTTCGATTATCCCTATAACACCGCGCAGGTTGATAAAATCATCGTGCCGGTTGGCAGCGACAACGAAGAAAGTACGCGCCTAGTGAAAAAGATGGGTTTCACCGAAGAAGGCAGAATTAAAGATGGTCGCCCTGAAGGTGACATTGTTTTCTATACGATGGCACATGATGAATGCCGATTTTTAACTGACAAATACAGAAGCAAAATAGGAGTACGCAAACATGGGTAAAGACGCGCCAGCCGCACCACAACCAATGCAAATTGATCCAGCCGCGCAAGGTGCTGCTAACGAAAAAGCGGCAATTACGTCTATTAAAGCAAGCAATCCAAACATAATTGGGCCATATGGAACTCAAACCATTAAATATGGCGAACAAGATATTCCAACCATTACGCAAACGCTTACGCCTGCTGGTCAAAAAACATTAGAAGCACAGCAAGAAACGCAACGCAAATTAGCACAACTATCAGGCACAGGCGTTGACCTTGCAAGCAACGTATTAAGCACCAGTTTTAACCCGCAAGGCGTAGACGTTCAAACTGGCTTAGATTTATCCAATCTTGCAAAAATGCCTGTTAATGCAGGCACAACAGGTCAAGAAGCAATCATGTCGCGTTTGGAACCCACTTTAACGCGTCGCTCTAATCAACTTGACCAAACACTAGCCAATCAAGGTTTGACATTAGGCGGAGAAGCGTACCGCAACGCCAAATTGGATGAAAGTCGCGCACAAAACGATTTGCTAACGCAAGCAGCATTGCAAGGTATTGGGCTTGACACTAGCGCACGAACATTAGGATTTAATGAAGCGCAAGCAAAATTGGCAGCAGAAAACCAAGCAAAGTTATCTGCTTTCCAGCAAGACATTACCAAACGTCAATACCCAATCAATGAAATTGCTGCGTTAATGTCGGGTTCTCAATTAACAACGCCCCAATTTCAATCATTTACTGGTAGTCAAATCGCTCCAGCGCCAATTACAGCATCACAAATGGCAAACAATCAAAACATGATGGATTTGTACGGTATTCAATCTGCAAACGCAAACGCTAGTAATGCTGGACTTTATAACGTGTTAGGCACTGTTGGTGGTTTAGGCGCCAAAAAACTTTTTGGTGTATAAAATTTAAAGTTTTTTAATAAAATTGCGGAATTATTTATGTTAAACAACAGCGTAAATTTTGGTTACGAATCACCCGAACAACAGCAAAAGCGTATGCAATTGGCGCAAGCAATGCAAATGCAAGAACAGCCACAATACAAACGTTACAAAGGCCCAATGGGTGCGCCAACGCAACAGCAAAATCCGTTTGTAAAATCTTTGTTTGAAGATAAAGAAAAAAAATCAACAGTGCCGCCACAATCAACGTTTTTTTATCCGGGCGAGTATTAAAAAATGGCAGATACATTAACTAACAAAAGCATTAGCTTTAATATGCCTAATCCGTATCAAGCGGATTTGGCAAAGATTCAAGAGCAGCAGCAACTTGCACAGTTGCTACAGCAGCAATCCATGCAAGCACCGGAACGTTTTAGCTATAAAGGCATTGAAGCGCGTACATCGCCCCTTACAGGGCTTGCAAAAGCGTTGCAAGGATTTGCCGCAGAAAAAATGAGAATTGATGCGCGTAACGAAGAAAAAGCGTTAGGTGAGCGTTATCGTGCGGATCAAGCAAGCGATATGCAAACGTTGATTGAAGCATTGAAACCAAGAGAAAGTAAACCAGCAGAAGTAATACCGGGTGGCGAAGTTGGCGCTGGCGGTGAAGGCGGCCTTGCTATACAACCAGCAGTTGCAGGTAAACCTGCTGACATATTTGATTCAGCAATATTTGGTCAAGATGTGTTGAAAACGCCCGAAATGCGTAATTTGGCTTTTCAGAAATATCTTTCGCAATCAGCAACAAAAGCGCCAATTAAAGTCAGCGCTGGAGAAGCATTGCTTGATCCAAAAACACTTAAACCAATTTTCACAGCGGCTGAAAAAACTCCGTTTGCACCTATAGATGTCAAAGACTTTACTCCAGAAAGTATTGCCGCAGCAACTAGACCAGATGGCACAATTGATCGCACAAAATTGTTGCCAAGAACGCAATCAAGAACTGGCGAACTTGGTTTGTATGATGAATATGTTAAACAAACAATGGCACAAGGCAAAACGCCTATTGGCATTGAAGATTGGACGTTACGTAAAATAAGAGAAGGTAGAACTCCAGCGGCGGTTAATGTTGGCGCACCAATAGCAGCTACTGATGCTAATGGTCAACCAGTATTTATTCAGCCATCAAAAACTGGTGGTGCGCCAATTGTAGTACCGGGCTTTACCCCGCCAAGTAAAGAATTAAAACCAATTCCACCACATATCAATACGGCAATTTCACAAAATCAAGTTTTATTAAACAAAATTGATAGAGCTGCAAATTTGGTAAACAAAAATCCTGACGCAACAGGGATTATTTACGGTTCTTTGCCTATTGGCGCAGTCAATAGAATGGACACAACAGGTATTGAAACAAGAGCCGCATTAAGCGAAATTGCAGCGTCAAAAATTCATGATTTAAGTGGAGCAGCGGTTTCCGTAAGCGAATTCGCAAGATTAAAACCATTCTTGCCGCAATTAAATGATAATGCTGAAACGTTAAAAACAAAACTTGCAAATATGAAAAGAGAAATTCAAGATATTGCAAGTATGCATGGTCAAATGTATAGCGCAGATCAAGGGTATAAACCAAACCCTATTCTTACTGGGGATGGCGGCGCAGCACAAAGTCAAACACGAGTTCCTCGCTACAATCCAGCAACCGGAAAGATTGAATAATGGCCGACGAACAATTTAGACGGGTTGAAGTGCCCGGAATGGGTCAGGTTGAATTTCCTGCATCCATGACTGATGAACAAATTGTTTCTGTTATTCAAACAAAACTTTTGCCTCAATCACAACCTGCTCAAGAAAAACCAGCACCATCTACGCCGTGGGTTGGCGTAAATGCTATTAACAAAGGCATTGCTGGTACTGCAGACCTTTTGTTAAATGCGCCTCAAAACTTTGTTAATTTAGGCAAGGCTTTTGGTGGCACATTAGCCACTGCCGCAGGTCGTCCTGATTTGGCGCCAACACCAACTCCATCGCCTGATTTTGCTACGCGTGCTTTTAAAGCAACCGGCATGATTCGGCCCGAACTAGAACCAGTCAATGCGGGGCAACGCATTGTTGAGTCGGTTGGTCAAGGCGTTGGTGGCGGCGTGATGATGCCAACGGCTAGTTTAGCTGGAGCGCTTCGCGGCATGGGTGCAGGCGCAATCAGTGGCGCAGTTGGTCAAGGCACTACAGAAGCTACTGGGAGCCCAACAGCAGGCGCAATTACTGGAATGGCTACGCCGTTTGCAATGAGTGCAGCAGGCGCTCGTGCAAAGGCTTTAATGGATGAGCAAGCATTACGCAAAGCAGAGCAATCTGTGCGAGACAGAGTGTTAGCTTCAGGGCAAGAAGCTGGCTATGTTGTGCCACCATCAACTGTCAATCCGTCGTTTTTAAATAAACGATTAGAAGGTATTGCTGGTAAAGCTGCAACTGGACAAGAAACAAGTTTGCGAAATCAAGAAACAACCAATCGGTTGATGGCTAAAGAATTAGGGTTGCCTCCTGGCACGCCAATTACCGAAGGTGAGTTAAACAAATTTAGAGAAAACGCAGCAAAACCATATCGAGAAATTGCAGACATTTCATTAGATGCAAAATCTGCTTTAAATGAACTTAAACAAGCGCGTTTTGATTCTAAATTGTATTGGAATTCTTACAACAGAACAGGTGATCCTGCAGCATATAAACAGGCTCAAAAACTTGATTCTGAAGTTGCTACATGGGAAAAAGTTCTTGAAGAAGAGGCGCTCAAAGCAAACAAACCAGAACTGATTCCAGCTTTGCGGCAAGCGCGTCAAGAAATTGCAAAATCTTACGATATTGAAAAATCATTAAACATTGGAACTGGTGACGTATCTGCATCTGCTCTTGCACGTGCTTTAGACAAAGGCGCTCCCTTTACTGGAAATCTTCGCACCGTTGCGGAATTCGGTAATGCGTTTCCTTCTTCTGTCAGAGAAGGCGCAAGAGTTCCGGCATCCGGTGTTAGCAAATCAGAAGCGTTAACATCTTTGTTATTAGGTGGTCTTATTAGCCCAATTGCCGCCGCTTTGCCATTTGCTAGTGGCCCTACTCGATCAATGATTTTGTCTCCAGCCTATCAACGGCAAATGGCACAACCAAATTATGGTGTTGGAATGACAACAAAAGCAATGGAACAATTTAAGGATTTGACGCCACAACAAGCCGCTTTAATCGGGGCTTTGCAAGCGTCACGTTCTGCTAATCAATAGGAGCATTTGAAATGAGCTACAACGGAAGCGGCACATTTAACATCAACACCACTGGGCAGCCGGTTGTTTCGGGCACAGTCATTTCCTCAACTGCGTTTAACGCGCTGACTGCCGACCTAGCCAACGGTTTGACCACCGCGTTAACAAAAGACGGTCAAAGCACGCCGACCGCCAACATCGGCATGGGTAACTTTAAGATCACCAATTTGGGTGCTGCTACGCTGTCCACCGACGCTGTGCGTTACGGACAATTGCAAAGCAATGCTGACAAATTGCTGACGGTTACTGGCACAGATACATTGACCGCAACGGCATCGCCTGCGCTGACCGCGTATGCGGCAGGCAATATGTTTTCGTTTGTGGTGGCAAATACCAACACTAGCGCAGTGACCATCAACATTGATGGATTGGGCGCTAAGTCAATCACACGCACCGGCTCAACGGCGCTTGTGGCTGGCGATATGGTCGCTAACCAAGTAGCGTTAATTGCGTATGACGGAACGCGCTTTCAGTTGCTAGATGCTAATTCGTTTACCAACCTAAATGTTTCGGGCACGCTTGGCGTAACTGGCGCGACCACATTATCGGCGGCGCTAACGTATGGTGGCGTAACGCTGACCAACGCCGTGACTGGCACTGGCAAGATGGTGTTGGATACTAGCCCAACGGTAAATAACCCAACCGTAACCAATTACGTTGAAAGCGTGGTTGCCATTGGTACGGTCACTACTTCAAACACTATTGCTTTAACTAACGGCACGGTTCAAACTGCCACTTTAACGGCATCCACGGCATGCACATTCACAATGCCTACAGCAACAGCCGGTAAGTCATTTGTGTTGTTATTAAAACAAGCCACTTCAACTGGAAATGGTACTGCAACGTTTACTAACGTAAAATGGGGAACATCAGGCGCACCAACAATTACAGCAACCGCTGGAAAAATGGATATTTTAACATTTATTTCTGACGGAACTAATTGGTACGGTTCAATTGCTCAAGGATATACACCCTAATGTTCGCAGCTAAAAATTTTTTCCTTGTTGGTGGGCCTAACACTTACACCGTCATTGAGCAATTCCTAGCTACTGGCTCATGGAAATGCCCTGCTGGCGTTACTAGCGTCGATTATCTTGTTGTCGCTGGTGGCGGTGGTGGTGGCTGCATCGGCGGTGGCGGCGGTGCTGGTGGATACAAAACCGGAACTAGTTTTTCTGTCACCGGCGGTTCTTCCTACTCAGTGACTGTCGGGGCGGGAGGCGCCGGGTCTTTTGCACAGGCTTCGTCAGGAACTAACGGAAGCAACTCTACATTTAGTTCTATCACCTCGACAGGTGGCGGCGGCGGTGCTTCCAACGCGGCTGCTAGTGGCAACGGTGGCTCGGGTGGCGGCGGTCAATATACTTATGCTTTTGGAACTGGAATTTCTGGAGAAGGCAATAACGGCGGCAGCGGTGCTAATAATGCACCTTATTATTCGTCAGGCGGCGGCGGCGGTGCTGGTGCGGTGGGCGGGTCATATAGTGGTTCAACTTCCGGCGGTGGTGGTGTTGGTACTGCCTCATCAATCACTGGCACAAGCGTAACTTATGCTGGTGGTGGTTCTGGAGGATGGCGAGCATATGCAGGCGGCAGCGGCACAGCGCCCGCTGCTGGTGGCGGCGGCGCTGGCACAGGAGACAACACCAATGGCTCTGCTGGAACGGCAAACACCGGCGGCGGGGGTGGTGGCGGAGGCTACGGCGGAGGCGTTCTTTCCAATGGCGGTGGCACTGGAGGCAGTGGCGTAGTAATTCTTTCTTACACCGTAGCTAAAAGCACTGTAATTGAATTTTTGTCTACTGCCACATGGACTGCACCGACTGGCATTTCAACCGTTGATTATTTGGTTGTAGCTGGTGGCGGCGGTGGAAGCAGTAATGGTGGATATTCCGGTGCAGGTGGTGGGGCTGGAGGATTTAGGACTGCAACAGCTTTTTCAGTTACCGCAGGTACAAGTTATGTAATAACGGTTGGCGCTGGAGGCACGCCGGGTACTGGTGGAACTATCACTAGCGGTGGAAATTCAGTATTTTCAACAATCACTTCAACTGGTGGCGGCGCAGCATCGTCTGCAACGGCTCCTCCGGGTTCTGCTGGTTCTAACGGAGGATCGGGCGGCGGTGGCTCGTTTGGGCAATCCGGCGGGACTGGAACAAGTGGGCAAGGTAACAACGGCGGTTCTTCAGTAAATATCGCAAACGTTGGAGCATGGGCTGGCGGTGGCGGTGGCGCTAGTGCTGCTGGTAGTGATGGTTCAAGTGGAACGCCCGGTAATGGCGGTAATGGAACTGCATCAAGTATTAGCGGATCATCAGTTACCTATGCTGGCGGTGGCGGTGCTGCTGGTGGATACTCTGCTTTTAACGGAACTGGCGGCACTGGCGGCGGTGGTGCTGGTGTATATAACGGCACAGGCGGTTCAGGCACAGCAAACACGGGTGGCGGTGGTGGTGCAGGAACTACTGGAGGCAGTGGCGGTTCGGGTATCGTAATTCTTAAACTTAACTAACATGACCAAAATCTACCAACTCTACGGCATCAACAGCGCAATGCAGTTATTGCGTCCGAGCGCTTCGTGGGAGATTTCTAACCGCACTATCACGCGATGGGATGATGACCGTCCATGCCCAACGTGGGCTGAGATTGATGACACGATGGAAAAAATAAAAGCGTTTGAAGATTCCATCAAAACTATTTGGACTACTGAACAAATTGAAAAACTAAGCGGGAGAAACTGATGGCTCACTTTGCAAAGATTGAAAATGGCATTGTCACTCAAGTAATTGTTGTGGCTAACTCGGACACAGCAAGCGCAGATGGAACCGAGAAGGAGTACATCGGTCAGGCATTTTGTGAGCGTTTGCTGGGCGGTACTTGGAAGCAGACTAGCTACAATGCCAACTTCCGCAAAAACTATGCTGGCATCGGCTACACCTACGACGCAGGACGTGATGCTTTCATTGCTCCGCAGCCGTATGCATCTTGGGCGCTAGATGAAGCTACTTGCCAATGGAATGCGCCTGTTCTTATGCCGACTGATGGGAAAATGTATTCATGGGATGAAGATTCTCAAGCATGGGTAGAGGGAAATGGATGATATGGATACACGGTTATCGGTGCATGAAGCCGTTTGCGCTGAACGTTGGAAAGAAACCATTCTTCGGATCAAGCGCATAGAAAGCATCGGTATTGCTTGCGCTGGCGCTATCATTCTTTTGTTGCTGCACTTGGTAACAAAAACAGGGGGCTAAATGAATGATTGATCCGATCACAATCGGCGTTGCGTTTGCTGCGGCAAAAACCGGCGTTGCCTACGTTAAAGAGGCAATCAATCTTGGGCATGAGATCAAGGACTGCTACAACGAACTAAGCCAATTCTTTACCGCGCAAGGTCAGATTGAAAAAGCCGCTGCTGAAGCAGAAGCGGCTAAGAACAAACCAGCACCGGATGATCCTGAAGGCGCAAAAGCGCACCAAACTGCGCTTGAGCAAGCGTTTAACATCGTCATGCAGCGCAAACAAATGCGCGACATGGAACGTGAACTCAAAGATATGTTTACGATGAAGGGCGAGTTGGCGCTCTACCAAGAACTATGTGCAGAACGCCAACGGATTATCGGTGCTGAAGATGACGCGCGTCGTGAAGCAATCCGTCAGGCTCGGTTAGAAAAAGACATCGCCGAGCGTAAATCTAAAGAGAAGCAAGAGGCAATTGAGCTTGCGACAGTTGTAATGGCTTTAATGATCGCAGTTGGTGCAATCCTTTGGTTTATGATTGAGGTGATGTAATGTTCCCATTAGGCGCTGTACTAGACATTGGTAGCAAGATTCTTGACAAAGTATTTCCTGATCCAGCACAGGCTGAAGCCGCCAAGTTAAAACTACTTGAGATGCAGCAAAACGGCGAACTGGCTCAGTTGAATGCAGACGTATCAGAGCAGCATGAGCTAACTGAGCGTTTAAAAGCGGATATGGTCTCAGATTCTTGGCTATCTAAGAACATTCGCCCATTGACGCTGGTTGCTATCTTGATGGGTTATTTTGTGTTTGCAATGATGTCGGCGTTTGATAAAGACACGAACGAACGTTACGTTGAACTGCTTGGCCAATGGGGCATGCTAATTATGTCGTTTTACTTTGGCGGCCGTACGCTAGAGAAAATCATCGACATGAAGGGCAAACGCGATGGAAAGTAACTGGGACAAGTCTTTTGCCCTAGTAATGAAGTCTGAGGGCGGATATGTAAATGACCCGCACGACAATGGCGGTGAAACAAATTTGGGCGTAACTAAACGCGCATGGGCTGAGTATTTGGGACGCGCCATAAACGAAGGCGAAATGAAGGCCCTGACTTTAGAGACTGTCAAACCATTCTACAAGAAAATGTACTGGGACAAGTGCCGTTGTAATGATCTGCCCACTGGAGTAGATTACGCCGTATTTGACTTTGCAGTCAATTCTGGTGTTCAACAATCTATTAAATTGTTGCAACGCGCCGTAGGCGCTGATGCAGATGGGGTTATTGGAAAAGAAACATTTGCTTTGGTAGATGCAACACATATTGACGATGTGCTTGAATCTTTTAGCAACCAAAAACGAGATTTTTACAGAGCGATTGTTGCGCGTAACCCAACTCAAGCAAAATTTTTAAACGGGTGGCTAAATCGTGTAAACAATGTGTTTACATACGCTGAATCAATGCTCACATAATTAGGTGATTTATGATTTTATCTTCGGGAATCAATTGGATTCGTATTAACGAAAATGATTCTCGATTTGTAGAGCTAGAAAAGCTACTACATCAAGCTGAAAAATTTGTAGCAATCAAAGACCCACGCATCTTGGAATGCGATTATTGGGGCATTTGCCGCGACAACAAAGACGAAGAAATTGTTGTTAAATGCAGCGGCGAATATCACGGCGAACGTTTAGCCGTTACCTACAAAGATGTCATGCGCGCTTTCCCTGAACTGCAAAAGATCATGGATGAGCTAAAAATTTACCCCTACATTGGCAAAAATTACATTGGTAATTGGGGCATCCATAAACACGCTTATGGGGACAAAAGCAAATGGAACATCTGCGTGCTTGGCAAAGGCAATAAAAACGCCACTATCAATTTTCACGAAGTAATAGAACCCAACAATAACTACAGTGAGTGCACCAACCAGTATTTTTTTCACATTTTAGAGCCAAACGAAAAAACTAAAGTCACTGAAACCATCCACGTGGCTCCCGGACACATTTATTCGCTCAATACGTGGCAGTGGCACTCCCATATCACCAAATCCAAGTCTAACCATGCAGAGTGTTTTTTGTTGCACTTTAAGGGCGCAATTACTAAAGAACAAGTAGAAAAAACGTTGCACAACATTGATGACAATTACAGCCTGTTGCATCAAACGTGGAGCCTAGTCACAGGTTTGTTTAAATGAAAACTTCTACATTGTTTGAAAGCAAACAACCAATTGATGATGATGAATTTGGATTTGCAAAATCTATCAATGGCAGAAAAATCATAGCCGCTCAAAGAGAACTTGACGGATATACTATTTATTTAGACAATAACGACATAATTGTGGTAACTGGAAATTTTGCAATTGGTTTGCTTGAATATAATTCTTACAGCATCAATTAAAAATAAAACAGGGGACACACAATGGTACGACCTACTATCAGCGATGAGGAATTTATAGAATTATGGAAAAAAACAAAGTCTGCTAGAGCATTGTCTAGGATTGTCGGCGTTACTTTAAGAAACGTCATGATTCGCCGACGTAAGTTAGAAGAAAAGTACAAAATTGAATTGCGGGCAGAGCATAAAAACGGCCCCAAAATGCACCATCTTTCTACGTCTCATTTACACAAAGCACGCCTAACTTTAGGTCTGCAAGATGGCGTTGTTATTGTGTTCTCAGACGCACATTTTTGGCCTGCCATTCGTACAACTGCAATGCGCGGTTTATTGTGGGCAATCGGTGAACTTCAACCAAAAGCGGTAATCTGTAACGGCGATGCGTTTGACGGTGCTTCTATCAGTCGCTTTCCTAGAATTGGTTGGGACAGCAAACCGTCTATTATTCAAGAATTAAACGCTTGTAAAGCATCATTAGGTGAAATTGACGATGCGGCTAAAGCAGCACGCAAAGAATGTAAATTGATATGGACGCTAGGCAACCATGACGCTAGATTTGAGAACCGATTAGCCCAAGCAGCGCCCGAATTTGAAAACGTCAGCGGTTTTACTTTAAAAGATCATTTTCCTGACTGGATTCCTGCGTGGTCTTGCTGGCCTACCGAAACGGTATGTGTTAAACATCGATTCAAAGGCGGCATCCATGCCACTCATAATAACACCATCAATTCCGGTACTAGCATTATTACAGGCCATTTGCATAGCCTAAAAGTAACCCCTTTTTCAGACTACACAGGCACTAGATATGGGGTAGATACAGGCACATTGGCTGATACCAACGGCCCACAATTCACTGATTATTTAGAAGATAACCCTGTAAATTGGCGTTCAGGCTTTGCCATTTTAACTTTCCATAAAGGGCGTTTATTGTGGCCTGAACTAGCCCATTGTTTCGCAGATAATGTGTTGGAATTTAGAGGAAAGCTAGTAAACGTAGCAGATTTTTGATAGCATAAAATCTCACTCATCAAGAGTGTCTCCCCTCACAGAGAAACCCTTTAGCCCCGCTGGTCGGGGCTATTTTTTTTGAGTTGCGCGATCTTGCGGTCAAGATACCAACGCGCTTTTTCTAGGTCTTGTAGCGGGTTGCCTTTGTGCTTATAGCGCGCTAGATATTTCAGCGTTGTCCAAATGTGCGGATCGTCAGCCGCCCAATCCTCAAGCACGTCAATCACTTCAAACCGCCCCATCGTGTAATGTGGTGGCTTGTTTACCATGTCGGGTTTATTTGCCACGTTTAGTCACTCCACGCCAATATTCGTCAGGGGCACAACGCGTGCCTAACACCTTTGTTTCTTTTGCTGCTTCTGCGGGTGTTTCTGCACCGCTGTACCAAAACCCATTTTTAAACTTACGAAACCATTTGTTTTCGTAATCTACTTTACCCACCTGTATTTGGTAGACACCATTACGCACTGGATGCTGTGCGTAGTAAAACCAATCGCTATACATTGTTGCCCCTTTTGTATTTTGCTTCCATCTCTCGAATATCCATTGCAGCATCGGCTACGCCGTGCCAATCTTCTTGTTCAATCTTGACCTGCATATATTCAATCAATACACGCTTTTGACGCATGTATTGGTTGTGCCTAAAAGTATCAAATTCCTCTGTAGACATTTTTTGGCCTTTTGCGTCGAGTTTGTTCTATCATTTTTTTACATTCAATACACCATGAATTTAACGCGCCTGTAGGTAACTTAGCAAACTCATGTGCTTTTTTGGGTTTGCGGCAGTTAGAACACACCTTTTCATCTGCGCGCCGTTCCGGTTCTCC